CAAATTGACAATCTAATTGATGATGCGATCCAATACTTTCATGAGCGTCACTATGATGGTATTGAACGTGTTTACCTAAAACATAAAATAACACCAACAGAGAAAGAAACAATCAAACAGACTGGAATATCCACAACTCAGTCTGCAACTGTTGTTGGTGCAGGTTTGACATCCATTAGTTATGTTGAGGGTGTGAATTATCTACCACTACCTGATTCGATCATTGGAGTAAATTCTGTACTTAAATTAAATTCCAGTACTGTTTCTGACGGACTTTTTAACATTAAGTATCAGTTATTTCTAAATGATGTTTATTATTATGGTGCTCTTGATCTATTGAATTATTCGATGGTGAAGAGATATCTTGAGGACTTGGATCATTTACTAAATCCTCAAGCAATGATTAGATTTAATAAAACTAATCACAAGTTATATCTGGATATTGATTGGACTGAAGTTGGTCAGAATGAATATCTAATTATTGATTGTTACAGAATCATTAATCCTTCAGAAGCGACCAAAGTTTATAATGACTTCTGGTTGAAGAGGTATCTTACCGCACTGATTAAAAAACAGTGGGGTATGAATATGATCAAGTTCAATGGCGTTCAACTTCCTGGTGGGATTGTGCTCAACGGAAGACAAATTTATGAAGATGGTCTTGCAGAAATAGAAAAACTGGAAGAACAACTTAAGAATGAGTACGAGTTACCACCAATCGATCT